GCAAACGACGCCCTCGGCGCGCCCGCGCTCGAGGGCGTCGTTTGCGCGTGGCGCATGAAATACACCGGACCGCCCGGCACCGCGCTCTGACCGACGGTGTGCGCCTGGCGCGAGACCGTCGCGACGCCCGTTCCCGATCCCGTGTCGGCCGCGGAGAGCCAGCGGTCGAGGACGATGCCCGAAACCGCGCCTCCCGCGACCGAGAGCGCCGCGGTCTTCCGGCGCTGCGCGAATCGGAAGTCGCCGTTGATCAGGAGGTTTCTCGAGCCCGCGCGGTTCCCGATCAGGGTCAGGATCGAAGCGAGGACCTGCGCGGAGTTATTCTTGTCGGCGGTGATCCCCGCCGCGGTCAGGATCGCTTCCTGCTCGTCCTGGACCGCATTCAACCAGCCGGAGTTGACGACCGTCGCCGGGATCCCCTGACTCGGGTCGCCCTGGGTGAAATGGTTGTCGTTCGTCGCGCCCTGACTGTCGATCTTGTACAAGGGGTTGCCTCAGTGAATGGACGCCGGGGGAGTCCCGAGCGTGACGACCACGGGGTCCGGGTTCAAGAGCAGGACGTAGAGGAAGCGCAGGAAGACCTGCGCCGGGGCCGCCTCCGAGATCGAGCACTCGAGGAGGACGTTACCCCAGACGGCCAGCGCCTCGCCCGCCAGCGAGCCGGCCGAGAAGTAGTGCGTCGTCACGGGCGCCGAGACCACGTCCATTGTGTAGGGCCAGTCCAGGGGCAACCCCAGGCGGTCGCCCGCGCGCGCGTAGCCCGCCAGGAAGGCCTCTCCGGGGTTCGTCAGCGCATCACCCGCGCGCGAGCCCGCGCGGAAGGCGACGTAGTCGCGAACCGTGACCGTGAACCCGAGCGAGGCCGCGAGCGAAACGAAGTAGGCCGGAGTCTGGCCGCCCTGCTCGAGCAGGCGCGCGAGGACCGCGCGGCGGCGCGCCTCGACCTCGACGAGCGGGCCGGTGCACGGGCTCGGGAGACCGAGGAACTCCTCCCAGGCGTCGAGCAACTCGACCGCGGCTCGAGGGTCGCCCTCGCGGAAGAGGTCGCCGGCGCGCGCATGCACGCGAGCGAGCTCGCCGGCGGCCCCGAGGAGGAGCTTGCGCAGGTTCGAGTCGGGCGACGGTCCCCATGCCCTCCCGGGAGGCAGGAGCGAGTGAAGTTGGTCGGCGTAGTTCGCCTCGAGGACGCTCGGGGAGGAGAGGCCCACGGCGCCCTACGAGAACGAGACGGTGCCGAGGGTCGGGAGGCGCCCGAAGGTCGCGACGACGTCGGCCGTCGGAGACGTGAGCAGATGGTCGTGCTCGCCGTCGGCGAGCGAGATCGCCTCCTGCAGATGCGAGAGGAGGAGCGTACCGCCGGGCGCCGCCTCGCGGAGGAAGAGATCGGCGAGCGATGCCTGCACCGCGTCCTGCGTCGGCACGTCGTTTGGATCGACGTGGAGCGCGATGTTGACGGGGAGCGCGACCGGCGCGAAGACGAAGAGTTGCACGGTCACCGGCCGCTTCGTCTGCAGATGCGCGAGCACCGCGGCAACCTGCGCGTCGTTCGGGATCGGGCCGCCGCTCGCGGCATCGACCGTGAAGGTGACGCTCACCGCTCCGACCTGCGGGGTCTGCGGGTAGACCCACGCGGCGACGACGCCCGCAACCTCGAGCGACCACGTCACCCAATCCGCCTCGGCCCCGCCGCGCACCGGGTTCCTCCACGCTTCGAGCACGCGCGCGCGCAGAGCTTCGTCGGTCTCGGCGTCCGTTCCTCCGACGAGTCCAGCCGGATCGACGATCGCCGCGGGCGCGACGCCCGAGATCGAGGACGTCAGCGAGAGCGAGGTTCCGGCTGCGCAGTTTCCATCCGCTCCGGCGACCTTCGCCTGGACCGCGACGGAGGCCGTGCCGTCCGATCCGAAGGTGCCCGCTGCGCGCGTTCTGAAGACCGCGCCGTCGGCGCGCTGCACTTGCACGTTCGGTCCGAAGGTCGTGCCGACCTGGCCCGTGAAGGTGGCCGTTCCGGTTGCGAACTGCGCCGGGATGCGCACGACGCCGCGCAGGTCAGCCCAACGCAGGAGCCCGTCGACGTCCGAGGTCTGCGGAAAGGCCTGCCGGGAGAGCCAGTCGAGGTACCCGTAGAGCAGGTGCGCGGCGCCAGCGATCACGAACGCGAGCGCGAGCAGCACGGAGCGCGGGAGCAGCCCGGAGAGGCCGAGTCGGCCGGCCAGGTCGGCCGAGACCCTGGAGCGGAGGTCGGCGAGGGACGGGCGCTGGAAGCTCACGCTCCCGAGGTTGCTTCAGCCAGGGGAAACTTGCAAGAGCAGCCCTTCCGACCGGAGCAGGAGCGTTTCGGCGTCGGTCCAGAGCGACGCCCACTTCTTCGAGGTGCCGCGGGTCACGTTCACGACCAGGGAGAGCGTCCCGTCGGCAAGGTAGGAGGCGCTCGCGGACACGGATGCGGCGATCCCGGCTGTCAGGAGCCAGTCGAGCGCCGCCGAGGCCGAGCCGGCCGCCTTCGCCGCGGTTTCCGACGTCGACTTCGCCCGGTCGAGTTGCCAGAGAAAAGACCCGTAGGTGTCGCCCGGTACCTCCGCCCAGTACCCGCGCCGGTCCTGCTCGAGGAGCGGGCGCGTGTCGTCGGCCGGAGCCAGGGCGTCCGAGAAGAGCGAGACGAGGACCGCGGTCACGATTCCGCCCTGATCGGAAAGGTCCCCTGCCTCGAGGATCAGATCACCGCCGCCCGTTCCCCAGGAAAGCTCGAGGTCCACGGCGAGGAGCCTCGCTCCCGCGCCGCGCGCGGTCAAGCCTGCGGCGTCGGAGGCCCCGTCGAGCCGCCGTCGTGCTCGGGATGGATGTGCACGTCGTAGAGGTCGCGCAAGTCCTGGAGCGACCCGGCGCCATCCGAGACGTCCCCGCCCGCAACCACGTCCCCGTCGACGTGCACCAGGGGAGCCTTGACGTGTACCTGGCCGGCGGCCGTGATCTCGACGAGGCCGCCACGGCGCAGCACGATCCGCGTCCCGTCGAGGTTGTAAAGGCAGGCCTCGCCGGGCTGCAGGTCCTTCGGGCGATAGCGCGGGTCTCCATCGGCCACGACGATCCCGTGGGAGCGGTCCCCGCCGACGAAGAGGACGAAGAGTTCGCAGCCCGCGACCGGGGTCGACGTGAAGCCGTAGAGTTGCGGCCGCTCGAGGTTGTTGCGCACCTCGCCCTTGAAGAGCACGCCCTGGACGCGCTGCGTCCCGTCTTCCTTGCCGACGAGGTTCAGGGTGCCGCGGGAGAACCCCCCGACGACGCGCCTCCAGAGCGGCGCTAGGGCCCGGTTGAAGTCCTGGATTCTCACGGGGGCGCGTCCAATTCGCCCTGGTCGCCGCCGCTCGAGAGGTCGGCGCCGAAGACGGGCTCGTCCTCGATGCGCGGCGGCTCGGGGATCCATGCGTCGACGCGGGTCAGGGAGAGGTCCGTGACGGTGCCCCTCGAGCGGCTGCGATGGAACCGGACGCCGGAAATGAGCCAGTCCCCTCCCGCGCGCACCTTCGGGATCGCGACCTGGACGACCTGGTTCGGCACCCAGATCGGGCCCGAGGTCACGTTCTGGCGCCAGCCCGCGACGGTCACGGAGAGCGTCGAGCCGCGGGCCGCGCGCGTCGTGGCTTCCCACTGCGCGCGCTCGAGGGCGCGTACGTCGTCCACGGCGGTCTCGGCTACGATCACCGTCGTACGCTCCTGCCTCGGGACGGGGTCGATCGCGACGCCCTCGAGCTCGGCGCAGTCCGATCCCCAGGCGAGTGCGCTCCCCGGTTGCTGGCCGCGGACGTAGTACCGGGAGAACCTGGCCGACCGGTCGAGACGGATCGAGGCCGAGATCACGTTCACGCCCTGGCGGAGGCCCACGCTGGCGCGCCCGGTGGCGGCCTGGGTGAGCAGGACGGCGCCCGCTGCGGTCGAGCCGAGCAGTACCCGGCGCAGTCGACACGCGCGCTCGAGGGCCTCGTGCGCCGTCTCCCCGGGCCGCAGGCCGAACACCTGGAACGGATCGCCGAGGTCGAGTCCGGGTTGCACCAGGACGGAGATCCCGAAGGGCTCGGCGAGCGTCGTCGCGAGTTCCTCGAGCCCGACCTCGTAATATTCGACGTCGAGACCAGCGGGAACGCAGTCGACGAGGTCCTCGGCAAGGTCGCGACCCTCCACGGTCACGGAGTGCTCGCGCAGGGAATAGGAGCAGTCGATCGCGTCGACGTAGCCGGAGAGCCAGAGTTCGCCGCCGATCGCGAGCTCGCAGGCCGCGCCCTCGGGAACCGGGAAGAGGCCGCTCTCGTCGGCCGACTTGTCGGACACCTTCAGCCGGAAGCCGGCGCAGAGCGCCTCCATTGTGCGCGTCGCGTCGATTTCCTCCCAGCCGGCGTAGGCCTTCCCCTCGACCGTGAGAACGACGTCCGAGACCGAGCTCGCGCTAGGCGTCAACGAGCACCTCGAGGGGCTCGGACGGGCTCAGGAAGCCCGGGAACCGCGGATGGTTGCGATCGACGATCTCGCCGTCCCGCGAGGCGTCGCCGTAGAGCTTCCACGCGAGCAGGAGCGAGGAACTCGTGGCCCGCAGGGTGACGATGTCGAGGTGCGGGAGCGTCTCGCCCTCCGGCGGGACCGACTGGTTGACCGCCGCGGCGAGGCCCTGCAACTGCGAATAGAGGTCGTCTCCGACCTCGGCCGCGAGCGCATCGAGGCGCGCGAGGAGTTCGTCCCGCGTCGCGAGCGCGTCGTCGCTCGACAACCAGGTCTCGGTGGCCGCGGAGTTCGCGGCGGCCGCGAGCGCCTGCGCGCGCGCGAGTTGCTCGACCGCGAGCGCGTTTCCGTCAGCCTCGAGGCCGATCGAACTGCCGAAGCCGAGTTGGGTTCCGCGGTAGTCGTCGAGGCCGAAGAAGGCCTCGATGGCCGCCTTCTTCGAGCCGACGAGACCTTCGACGCTCGAAACGAGGTCCTCGAGTTGGTGCGGGAGTAGGCCGCCGCGCAGGACATCGATCGCGGCATCCGCGAGCGCGTCGATCGAGTTCACGAAGTCGGCGACCTCGGCGAAGCCGCCCTGGGAGAGATCGAGCGCGCGCAGGTAGTTCAGGACCTCGAGCACGGAATCCACCGCCGACTTCACAACCCACTCGGGCTTCGCCGTCACCTGCACGGTCGCCGCGAAAGCAGTTGCGGCGGACGAGTTCGTGGCGCTCGCGGCGGTCTGCGAGAGCGCCGGGCCGTTCACGAAGGTCTCGGGATAGAACGGGATCGACGAGCGCGTGAAGACGAGCCGGAACCGCGCGACGCGCCCTTCCGCCGTCGAGTGCCGCACTGTGTACGGTTCGGTCAGCGCAACCTCGAGCGTCCCGAAGTACGGATGCACGAGCGTCCCGGTGCCCTCCTTCTCGAGCGCCGAGAGGAGCGCGTTGCGCTTCTCGAGGAAGTCGTCGCCGAGGACATAGGCCTCGAGGGCGAAGACCTGCGGGAGTTGCCCGAGGTCCTCGATATAGGGCACGTCGCGCCCGGGGTACTCGTGCGGCACGGTCGAGCGGCCGCCCTGGTGCTCGTTCGCGTCGACCTCGAACGGAACCCCGCGGAAGGAAGCCGGCCGGAGCTTGTCGCGCCAGGATGCCACGCTAGAACCCGTCGAGGTTGGAATAGCCGAGGGAGAGCGCGAGATCGACGCCGGCGCTCTGGACTTCGGAGACGCGCATCCCCTTCGGAGCGTTCTGGAACTCGACCTTGACGTGCGTCGTCGCGCCCGCGGCCGAGCCGCCGCCTCCGGTGACGCGCCGCGCCAGATCGTCAGCGAGGCGAGCGGGACCGATCGCAACCTCGCCCGCGAGTTTCATTGGCGCCCAGGCCCAGTCCGGAATCGCGTTCTTGACGTCGGCCCAGAGCTTCGAGAAGAAGCCCGGAAGCTCGCCCCACTTCTCTTCGATCCAGCGCACGGGCTCGAGCAGCGCGTACACCTCGAGCCGGAGCCATGCGGTGAAGACCTGGAAGCTCGTCCGAATGAACCACCAGACCTCGTCCCAATTCTGCCAGAGCAGGACGAGGTCGACGACGATCAGGCCGAGCGCGATCGCGACGAGCGAGAGCGCGAGCACGACCCAGCCGGCCGGAGTTCCGACGAGTGCCGCCGAGAGCGTGTAGAGCGATGCGACGAGGGAGAGCATTGCGGGAAGGACCGTAACCGTGATCACTCCGGCGATGCCCGCGAGCAGCACCGGCACGGGGCCGAGCTTGTCGACGAGCCACGCGAAGGCCTTCACGACTGGAAGGGTCGCCTCGTAGAGCTCACCCATCCATTTCACGAGCTTGTCGATTGCCGCGGGGAGGTCCTGGGCGAAGCGCTTCGCCCACGCGGCGATCTCCGCTCGGTGTCCGACGAGGAAGTCGCGCAGACGAACCGCGAGTTCCGCGAAGGCCGGCATCAGCGCGAGTCCGATCACGTTCCGCACGCCCTCGATCGCCTCGTGGACCTCGTGCCAGTCGTGAATGAACTCCTTCGAGGCCTGCGCGTCCTCGCGTGAGAGCACGACGCCGAGGTTGTGCGCTTCCTCGCCCATTTCGGCGAAGCCCTTCGATCCGAGCTTCAGGAACTCGGTCAGGCGCGAGCCCTGGCGCCCGAAGAGTAGCGACGTGATCGCGGTTCTCTTGAGCGGGTCGTCGAGTTGATTCAGACGGTCGGCCGCCTCGCCGAGCAACTCGTCCACCGGCCGCAGGCGGTGATCGACGTCGTAGACGTTGATCCCGAGCCGGCGGAAGCCCTCATTCGCCGCCTTGTTTCGCAGCGCGACCTGGCCGATCGTGCGCGAGAACTTCGACATCGTCGCGTCGAAGTCCTCGGTCTCGTTCCCTGTCGCGCGCGCTGCATACGCGAGCTCCTGGTACTTCTCGACGCCGATGCCGATGCGGCTCGCGGCGCGGTAGGCCGCGACGCCCGCGCGCGCAGTCCCGCCGACGACCTCGTAGAGGGCGAAGCCGACGCCGGCGAGCACCACGCCGACCTTCAGGAAGCTCTCGACGAGCGAGTGCGCGAGTTCCATCCCGGCGTGCCCGACGCCGGCGAGACCGCTCGCGAGCTTGTTCAGGCCGGAGGCCTCGGAAAGCGCTCCGAGCTTCGTCCCGACCTCCTGCAGCGGCGCGAAGGTCTTTTTGACGCTCGCCTGCATCTTCGCCAGCGGAGCGGTCCACTTGTCCGTCGCCGAAATGACGACCGAGAGGGGGAAGGTGATCACGCCCCTAGCCTACAGCCCCGAACCCCTGGAAGCGCTCTCACGCGCTCGAGCGAGTTCCGCGGCCGCCTCCCACCACCAGGAAATGTCCTCGGCCGTGAGCTCGAGGAGGAAGTCGCCCCCTAGGTGGAGCTCTGACCCGAGGAGGGCGAGGCGCCCGGGCCAGTCGGAGGGAAATTGGCGACGAGCCCCTGGATCAGGTCGGAGATCGCCTTGTAGTCGGCCGCGTCGAGCTCGTCGATCTGCTCGGCGGTCAGGCCGCAGACCTTCGCCATGAACGGATGGAGGTCGCCGAGGTTCTTCACCTCGGCGGGGAAGAGCCGCATCTCTTTCCCCTTCGGTCGCTTGACGTAGACCGTGTCGAGCTCTTCTCCAGAGGCCTTGATCGGCGTCGTGAGCTTGTAGACCTCGTGAGGCCGGTCGGGTGCTGCGTTGCTCATGGGCGAGAACTCGTCGGCGCGCATCGCCTGGAAGACGACGTCGAC